GTATTTTACATCTCCAGGAGCAAATGATAATTGAAGAACTTGAGAACCAATTGGTGCAATCGGTAAATCATCTGTTCCAGTTGCAGTTGCCAAATCTAATTTATGTATTGCTTGATAAGATGCATTTTCTAATAAGATAAATCTTTCAGTTGCCCATAAACCATCAATTACAGCATCCGCTCTTTGGGTTGTAAATTGTTTTGCCATCCAATCATTGTTTGCAGTATAGTTCCAAGGTGTTGAGGCATATTGTTTATCCAATTCGCCAACTCCAATTACTGGGTTTTGAGTAAACATATAGTTTGGCCAAGTTGCTTCAAAGTTTTGAGCAGTTTGTCCTTGTGAGAATACAGTTTGACCTAATTTTTGTAAGTGTTTGTTTGAGTATTGATAACGCATCCAAAGGTATCTAGGGTTTGTAGTTCCTTTGATAATGTTATATCTTATCGTTAGTGTATCACCAACTCTATAAGGTTTTGAGTTTACGATTTCTTGGTTTATTATCAATTGCCCAAAAGATGTAAATGATGCTAATATAAACACCAATCCGAATAATAAGTTTTTCATTATAATAGTTTTTTGATTAAGGTTTCACAAGTCTTTTTAATCGCATTTCGTGCAGATTGTTGGTTGAATTGTCCACCTTCATTAACTAATAATGTGCTAGTAGATACTTCGGATGAACTTTCTTCTGCCAAAAACTGCTTTAATTTCTTGCCGTTTTTGTAAAGTGTACCCTTTATTCGTATAACTACTTCAGTTTCGTCTGAATGGAAAACTGATATGTTTTTTTTGGTTGTTAGAATATCGAAGAAAACGATTTCTGTTTTAAGAACGATTGTATTTTCATCAATGGTTTCCATCAATGAATGGTTCTCTTGTACTAATTCTTGTAGGATGTTTTTAACACCAAAAGCCAGGTTTTTGTTGCCGGTTAAAGGTCCTATCTGAACACTATTAACAACTTTTTCAACAAAAACTGGCCCTGTAATCTGTGCCATACCCATAATAGGTAATAGCACCAATAATATTGATGTAAATAGTCTCATAATTTCTCCCATAAATAAATATAGGAGAAATCATAAAACGATATTAAATTTTAAGTTTTAAGGAAGTGATTTCCTTTTCGGGTGTTCCGTATTTTTGACAAAGGTTTAGTATTTCACCCTTTCCATTTTTGGTAGAATATAAAATATCCAAATATTCTTCGGCTTGCAATGTAGATACCTGATTATCTTTTGCTACTAATTCAATTAGCCATTTTTCATAATCAGCTGATTTCTTACCTTTCATATATTTTAGATAATACTTTTTCTTTGGTATTACATCTATCATAACTTTGTAGAATTGTTCAGCCTCTAATGTTTCAACTAATGGTTGTATTTCAGCCAAAAATTCTACAAATTCATAATTCATTGATAAGTAACGGAAGATAAGATAATTAGTCCAAGTCTTTTTATCCTCTACGGATATTGTATTGAAATAATCAGGTTTCTGATGTTCCGTTACTGCCGATATGTGGTCAAATAAGACCAAGCGGGTTTTTTCCTTCGCCATTTTCTTTTGGTTTTCTTAATTCAGGTTGTAACAACTCTTCTAATGGTTCTCCACACTCTACACATAAATAGATTTCAAATGGGATAATCTCATCCGATGCTGCTCCTGTGAGTAACTTACTCATCTTTTTAAACTTATACCCAATTGCAAAGGTATCACCTCCACAATTCCCACAAGCCATATCCTTTGCTTGTGATATGTTTGGTTTTCCTAAATTACCACCTATCATCGTATCACCATTAAAACTTCTTGCTCACGCAATAAGATATAATCTTTACCAGCTAACTTAATAGTCTGCGTATCATAACTATTATGTGGTAGTAATACTTTATTACCAACCTCTAATGTCATAGGGATACGTGTCCCATTCTGTGTAAATACACCAGGTCCTACTGATATTACTTTACCCAATTTGTTTTCACCATATTGTGCGGTTTCTGGTAGGATAATACCACCTACTGATTTTTCCTGCTTTTCAATCTCAATTAAAACTCTATCACCGATAGGTTTTGCTGTTTCTGTGTTTTCCATAATTTATTTTTTAATAATTCCAATTATACCTATAACTCCTGCCATAAAGCAGATTTCTTTATCTACTACCATAGAATCTCTATATTGAGCTTCCGCTAATGATAGAATAACACTAGCCGTATTACCAGCTGCATAATCATCTACCTTTTCATACAAATATGAATACAACTCCGTAAAATCATTCAATCTGTTATCTAATACCAATTGCCTGATATTTAAATATGTATTACGTTTATCATCACTAGCTTTTAAATAATCAACCAATTTAGATTTAACGTCCGATTGAATTAAAGTTTGAGTATCAATTTTTAATTCACCTTTAGATGATTGTAGTTGGCAAGTATTTATAACTCTACGAATATCAGGATAATACTGATTGATAATTTCTGCCAAATTTTTAATATCAAATGCAATGCCCTCTTTGGTCAATACATTACTAACATGAACTGCAACATCTTTCTTTGATGGTGGGATTACTGCAAATGTTTGACATCTAGAAATAATTGGTTCAATAATCTTTTCGTGATAATTGCAAGTTAGTATGAAACGACAATGTGCACTAAACGTTTCCATTACGTTCCGAAGAATTGCTTGTCCATTTTGTGTTAGATAATCAGCCTCATCTAAAATAATAATTTTATAACCACCAAAACCTACACCACTTGCAAAGTTTTTAATTTTAACACGCAGAGTTTCTACACCATTTTCATCCGATGCATTGATAATTATATAATCACATTTGATTGTATTTGCTATGATTTTGGCTAATGTGGTTTTACCAGTTCCAGCTTTACCATAAAGTAATAGGTGTGGTATATCGTTTCTTTCCAAATACCCCTCTACTTTTTCTTTAAGTAAATCATTACCAATGTAATCCTTCAATACGTTTGGACGGTATTTTTCAACCCACAAACTATGAGTTGATTCTACATTATTTACTTTTTCTGTTTCAAAAAATGCCATTGTGTTTTATTATTTATCTGTTAATTTACTATGCAATAGTTGTAACATAACATCATTGTTTTTTGATAACTCACCACAACGATTTATAGCCATAACCTCTCTTTCTTGTCTGAACTCTTCATTATCCAATAACTTATCCAACATCTCAAATAAATCTTTTTTGAATTTGAAGAACATACCATCAGGCTCAATTTCTCTATAACAATCTGATTCCTGATATATCATTGGTGTACCATTCATCATACAATCCGTAGCTGCTACACTCCACCCATAATTGGTTTGTCTCATTTGGATACCAACTAAACATCTTTGTAATCTATTATAGTATTCGTGCTTTGGTACTTTTGTATTATCAATCCAACTATGTTCGGGTGTACCATCTAATTGAGGCACCCATACATTGAAATCTTGTCTTTGTCCTCTATACTCTTCCATTAGTTTAATGAAAGTTGGATACCCTTTATAAGCTGCTGCTCTGTGATTGAATACAATAGTTTTGGTTTTTTCTGTGGATGGTGTTAGAATTATTTTAGTATTATCTATACCAAGATTCCATACTGTAAGAATTTTATCCAAATTACCTACAAACCCATCACTATACCAAGCACTAGCTTCTTCCAATACCCTATTCTTTTGGTCTTGTGTATTTAAAAAGCAAGTATCCATTTGAGATACACCCAATAATTCTATGGGCATCCATCTCCATTTGTTCTTCCTATCTTCTGCGTTGCACGATTTCATTTCCCACCAATGCGCGTAACCAATGATTTTAGTATCAAATGAGTTTTTATATCTACCCACTTGTGGCCAATCTGGTAAATGGGAATAAATTACATCGTATTCAACATTTTCCAACACTTTATTCATATCAGGTGGATATGTACGCATCTTTATCATATCACCAGAGAATGGTAGTATATGCTGCTTAACATTTAATAAGTTAAGCTTTTGTACGGGTTTGGGTAATATGATATTCCAAAAGTATTCTCCATAGTTTTCTAACCCTTTAATGTGGTTGTAAATTACATCCACAAAAGAGTCTTTTTCTATGTTATTGGAGTTAGTGATATTTGGTATCACTAATACCTTTCTAGCATTATTACTTATTTGTCCTTCCCAAAATTGCATATTACCTACCTACCTCTGATAAATAAAGTTCTTTCATTTTCTCCCAACTAATACCAATTGCATCTACATAAAATAGAACCTCTG